CTTTACAGTAATTTTCAATACATTTAAGCATTTCTTCTAATTCTTCATACTTTCCACCAACACATAAAATATTTATGGCTTTTATCTGTGGAAATATTACAAATTCAGTTACTACGGCTGTTTCTTTACCAGGCCATAATAAGGCTATTCCAGTTCTTATTTTATCTTCTATATCGTCTATTGTATAGGAATCTTGGTATTTCATAGCCTCTGCAATCAGAGGTTTGCATTTTTCCCATTCAATCTCCCAAGCATCTTTCTTGGGAAACTCAACAATATTAGTCGCCTTTTCCATATTCAATAATGCTTAAAACTAAGTCAATGTTTGCATGGTTGACTTGTGCTTTTATTATTTCGCCTTGCAATAGAACAATACCTGCATTGGTAACTAATTCTTCAGTAGCGTGTGCTGATATGTTTTTTTGTTTATAGATAAAAAACTCAGTAGAGCTAGTATCGGTAATTGATACATCTAAATTGGTTTGTTGATTACCATGATCGCAAGCTAAAAAACTTTTAACAATAACAAAGTCAAAATCACCACCGCTAGGTGCTGTGTATATGGTTTGCTGTGTGGTAGCTGCAAAAGAGTATTTAACATTGATAGCACGTTGTATGTACTGTCGTTGTGAGGATAAATCCATTATCTTTTACCTCTATTTTTTACATCTAAGCGTATATCACCGACTTGGAAGTCTTGTGTTTTACTGCCTGTGACTGTCATTTGTACTTGACGTGCAGTAAATCTTGCATCGGTATAACCATCATTTTCAAAAGTAAATGATCCAAAATCTTGTTCCGCACCAAGCGGAGTAAATTTACCTTTGAAACTAAGGGTTACGCCAGGTAAAGAGTTTGCTTCTTCATCTGGAATAATCTGATTACATTGCACATATCTGTCACCATTGCCTATTTGTATTGGCCCTGTTTGACAGAAAGGTACTTGAGAATTAATGCTAGGTGAATTATCTAAAGATGTTGATTCGTGTTCGTAAACAAAACCACTAGAATCACCTGCGATTGGATAAGTAAATGCACCTTGGTCAATCCATGCACCACGATCCATCGAACCTATTGACCATACATTATCAACATAGTTCCATATCACATATTTGTTTGATGAATATTGCGAATCGCCTACAGGGAATCCCCACCATATCTCATTAAAGTTAGAGTTATGTCCACCCCATGATGAGGCTCTACCTGCAACATTAATGTTGTCAAAGACATAATCATGCACATCGCATTTGATCTCTCTAACCACACCATCATAAACAAAAAATGAGTTTTCACCCATCCATGCTAAAAAGTTACCTGTAGATACAACAGCTTTAGGGCTTATGGATTTGCAGTTTTGACCTGCATCAGCAATACCATAAACAAAAGGTGAACCAGAATAATACATTCTGTTGATACCTGTATCACTAAAAATTATGACATCGGATCTAAACTTAACAGCAAATAAGGCTCGTCCACCTGTAGGAATAATTAAATCGCCTGCGGTATTGGTTGCTTTAGATGTCCAAGTGTTACGATCTTCTCTAGTTGACCATGCTACTTTTCTTGGATCGCTTGCTGAACCTATGGCTACTAAATGCCTTTCGTTGGTTACAAGTGTTGATAAATTACCGGTGGGTGCGTTGGTAACTACAGTTGCTATGGTATCTGCTGTACCGCCTGAGTTTGGTCGCCATTTGTAAATTTTCCCATCTTTAGAAAAGGTAAAGACTAAATCCTCACCCCAATTATCAAAAGAAAAATAACCTGCTTGTAAAACTAAGCCTGATTGACTTCTTGCATCGCCATAATCTTCAACACCCCAATGATAAGCACCATAGCCTAAAGGATCATCGCTTGCATCATTAACAAAGCCTGCGGGTGTTATATCTGTCCAAGTGTTGTTGTATAAAACATAAACCTTTTGTCTTGTGCCAACCGCAAGGATGTTTTCGCCTGTGTTGTCTTTGTGTGCAAATAGACCAATAACTCCGCCTGAAAGTGCTGAATCTCTTAATTTATCCCAACCACCGATAGGTTTTAGGTAGCCATTCTCAAAACGAACTAAATCCCCGTCTACCCAACGACCTTTGTTTGCGTAGTCAGTTCCGTTTTTTACGATCCCTGCTGGGGGTGTTATTGGAAATAATGCCATAGCCTTATTGTATAAGAGCTTGGTTTATGTGTCATTAAGAAGATGGTGGTGTAGGCCATTCTCCTAATGGTCTTACTGGTGGGTTAGCATCATTGTAAACATAGAGTGCTGCCAATCCATCAACATCAGTTACATCATCAATTAAACCTTTCATGGTTGCGGCTGTTGACCTAACATTAGTTCTAAAGGTTGACCAATCTGAAGGTATAGCTGTACCTGCTTCTTGATTTCTGACAACCAACCAATCGTTTGGTTCTAACAATCCATAAGCCTGACTATCTATAACTTCTTTGTGTAATGTTTTAAGGCCTTTAGTTACATTACCATCATCATCAGTTGAATCATTTAATGGCCTTGCAGTTGCAGTTCCGTATGAAGCGGTAACTGTATCGTCTGCAAAGGCAAATGATTGATTTGTATTTATGTAATATTCAGGGTTCTTATAATTAGTGTTATCAATAACCACCTCATATATACCAATGCCTTCAAGATCATCGCTTGACCATACGCTAAAAATATTGGAAGGATAATTAACATCCCCAATAGTTATAGCTTTAGGGTTGTTATAAACCTTGCTTACTTCGTTGTTTTCTACTAATGCCCACATAATTAATTCCTATTATATATTACCTTGCTGTATTTGGCACACCACTTGAGGTCACGAAAGGTGATTCTGCAAATGCCATAAAAAGGTATTTTTCGTGATTTACATTTCCATCATTATAAGTATTTCTAGCTTTAAATCCGTTACTTAAAAAATCATAGCCACTTGTTGATGATTGAGCCTCTGCTGAACTTTGGTTTGCATAAACATATTCATCAACCAAATTAAATGAATCTCTAGTGCTATCAAATAAAATCCAATTTCTAGCACCTACACTTTTTACTAATAAAAAGGCTGGTTTAAATCCTGTATAAACAAAAGAACCATCTGATGAACCGTTGCCATGATATTGACCAAACTTACTAAATCCTTGAATTTCAGAAAAACAATAAGCTATATATCCAATTCCACTTTGATTTACTGCCGAGGCTGTACCTATTGAAAAAACAGATGTTGTTGGATCTGTTTGTGTCCAAGCACCATCATTTGCTGTTGCTGCATTTGATTCGTTCAGGCTTAAAAAATCATAATTGTTATCTGTGCGATGATGTCTAACTGTCCAATTAGCAGAAGTAGTCCTACTTTTAACTATAATCCAAGCAGGTGCTTTACCAAGTCCATGACCGATTGTTGCTGCACTACCTGTTCCTGTATAGGTTAAAATGCTAATCCCAGCATCCGTATTCGCTTGTACTGTTGAAGTTATTGAGCCATCGGTATTAGAACTTGTTGTACCACCATTGGCATGCCATTGCCATGCTGCAAAAGGGATTGTATTACCATTTGATGCACTTGCATTTCCTAGAGTGAATCCATCGCTATCGAAAGATTGAACTCCCTCAGATTGCGTTGCCTCTGTGCTTGCAAAATCTATGTATAATCTTTTTGTTGCTCCTCGTGAACTATCGTAGGTTACATGGCTCACTCCTGCTGTAAGGTATTTAATCCAAATCCAATCAGGTTGCAAATTTGAATTACCACTATTAGTTACAGTACGACCACTATTACCATCACCTGTGTATTCAGCAGTCTGAAAATGTGCTGAACCATCATCTATTGTTGTATAAGCCATATTATCCGTACTCCGCTAAATTTTTGGTACATAATGCATAGTATCCACTAGGTGGTGCATATTCAAAGTTACCATATTTGCCATCAGTTACAGCACTCGATATTGAAATTGTTGTATAGCCACCAAAGTTAACTGCGTAGCTTCCGTTAAAACCACTAAATCCCATATAAACATAACCTGAAGGCCAAGTAGTAGGAATAGTTACTCCACCAGTACCTGCTGCTGGATTCATAGAACCTGCATAAGTTCCATTTTTATGATAATAGAGCCTGTGATTATCCATATCAACTGCAACACCTATAATGTCAGAAGTTGTAAAAAATGTACCATCAGGCGTTCCTCCTGGAGAGTTATATACTTGTCCATTTACACTATACATGCCTAGTGAGTTTGTACCTGCATTATCATTCCAGCCAAAGAAATATCCTGCTGGACTTCTTGGAACAAATTTATCTTCTGCATCAGTAATACCTACAAAAGCGTTGCCTGAATCAGTTTTAAATTCCCAATACCACTTACCTTTGTTGACTGCAAAAGTACTAGCCATTGACATCCAACCTGAACCAGTTGTATCAACATTAGTATTACCCTCAGTGAATGTAGTAAAACTGTTATCCCATAAAACATTCATAGTACAAAAATTATTAGTAGGTGTATCAGTCGCTTGGTCGGCTGCTGCTATGTTGCCAAGTGTTCCAAAATCATTGTTATTACCACTTACATCATTACCTAAGTCTGAAGAACTGCTAAAGTCTAAATAAGTACCTTCAGAGCCAAATGTTAAATTGCTTAAATCTTTAGGTATCCAAATACCACTGTCGCTATCAAACTCACCAAAATCAGTTGGCGATGCAGCAACTCCATCAAGTGTTACTGCTTCAGCTAAGTACATATTTGAGTAAGAAGTTGAATCAACGTGTGACCTACCCCAAGATAGTTTTTGATAATTGATACCAGTTATATCATTTTGTGAAAAATTATTTTTTGTACCAAAGTCAGTAACTTGTGAACCATTTACATAAAGTTTGATTCTATCGTCAGCAGTAGATTGTGTGGTATCCATAACAAATAAAATATGATACCAAGCCGATGTATCCCTAAAAACTTGTGATGTTTGTCTAAATACTGTTGAACCACCTGCAATTCTAAGCGTATCGTCTGTTTGAAACCTTAAAAATATTCTACCATTATCATTGTCAGTATTACCTGCTTCAAAAGCAAACTGTACAGCAGCTGATGAAATTTCAGTTCTTTTTATCCAAAAACTAACTGAACCTGTTGTTCTACTATCAGGTGTACCTTGAGTTCTTTCTAAATACTCAGAGTTATCAGACTCAAACTTCAAAGAGTTATCAATCTCATAACCAGTCGATAAACTTCCACGATTTGCTGTCCTTTGCAGGGTTTCCATATTAGGTTTGTGCTAGGTTTTGAACTCTACCAATTTCTTGCCAAACTGAACCATTGTATCTAAATGCAAATATGTCTGTTTTGTTTGCGGTAGTTGTGACAGTCGGTGCTGTACTTGATGCAAATTCAAATATTGTGTTGAATGCTATAGTTCTTGCTGTTGCACCTTGAGCTATTTCTACAGAAATAATTGCACCTTCTACAGCGTTGGTTGGTGCTGAGAAAGTTGTATTTTCTGTTGTTAAATGAAAAGCATTAGCTGCTGCTGCTGCATCCCAAGCAACTGCATTAGAGCTTGAGGTTAGTGCAACCTGTGTAATGTTTGCTGAAGTTGAAGCGGTAATAACTTTTGGGAAAGTAGTCTTTTGGTTTTCGTCAATAGAAACTGCTGGTGTTGTACCAACTGTTGATCCTAAACCAATAACGAGGTCGTCTGCGCTATCATCAAGACCAATATAAAAGTCTTGAGCGTTGCCATCAAAGACAAGTTTAGTATCTTCTGCATCGCCATCGCCTATTGTTAAACTTGGGTTAGTCCCTTTAACAATAACTGCGCCACCGAAGTCAACTTGGCCCATATCAACCGCAGTTCCAGATAAACTGAAAATGCCATCGACTGTATCCAAGTCAGTATTAATTTTTGTACCCCAAGTATTACTTGATGCACCGACCTCTGGTTTGGTTAAGTTTAAATTTGTTGTAAATGTATCTGCCATAAATCTTTCCTTTAAGCTGCTTCTTGTTTGCCTAATTCAGTCCAAGTTGTGTCTGCAACAACCTGTTCAGTCCATTTTAAACCACCAATAGCTGAAAAACTACTAATTCCTGCAATCGTTTGTATTCCTAAATCAATTTGAGTACCAACCGCAGTCATGCTAGAAGTTTGCGCTATGGTAGCTGAAACAGTAAGTGTATATCGACCAGTTGCAGTCATGTTTGAAACTGCTGGCCCAATAGAAACACCTCTGTCAATTTGTTTACCTGTAGCTGTCATGCTAGAGGTTTGAGCAGAAGTACCTACTCCTAAATGTATTCTATGACCAGTTGAAGTCATTCCGCTTGTTTGTGCAGATGTTGCTACCCCACGATCAATTTGCACGCCTACAGCAGTCATACTGCTTGTTTGTGCAATGGTTGCAACACCTCTGTCTATCTGCTTCGCTGAAGCAGTCATAGAAGAGGTTTGTGCGGATGTGGCTTGTGCTAGGTGATACTGAAGATCCCCATAGTTGGATTTACCATAACTATATAACCCGTAGCCTACTTGGGCCATGTTATTAAGCTAATGTAATGTCTAAGTCGCCAGCATCAAATCTGAATACATCTCCACTTGATACAACCTTTGAGGCAGTCAAACTTGCATAAGCAAGTAAGTTACCAGAACTTAAGGCATCCATAATACCTACAGCTACAACTGTTCCATAGTCTGCGGTTGCAGTTGGATATTCTACAGCAGCAGCGTTAGTTGCTGTGGTTGGGGATGTACCTGATACATTGAATGTAGCAGTTTGTCTTGCATAAGCTCCACCTGAAACTTCAGTACCGCCACCAGTATCAGTTGGTGCTACAGTAAATAAAGCAACATATAATGTTGTTGGTGCAGTATAAGCAGTTCCGCCAAATACATGATCTAATACTTTATCTTCTAAATAATCGCTAAATCCAGCCATTTATTTCTCCTAGTTATTATTCCAATAGTGTATGTTCTTACGAACTTTTCCGTAGGTTCTTCTTCTTTGCATCAAAGAACCCTTACCAAATTCAGCTTTCTCTTGCTCTAGTCGCATTTCTTCTAGGGCTTTTTCAAACTGAGCAGTAAACAATGGTACTCGTTCATCTTCCATTAGAAATATTGATGCATGTTTTAATGCTCCGTACAAGTAAAGATCTGGGTTTCCCGTTGATACAAAATTACTTGTATTAGAATCAGAAAGTGCATCAATCTTTCCGTAGTAGGTTAATTGTAATGTATAACTTGCATCAGGGATAGGTGCAAGTTCTAAAGTGTTGTCAACGATTGCATAGTAAATAGGTTGACCATTTTTGTTATTTATTGATTTTCTATACACATCAAGCGATTCAATAGACATTTGCATAAGCGGTCTAAAATCATTAGATGTTATTTCAATGTTGATGGCTTCTAGCCAATCGGTTGGTAAAGATAAATATTGATTTTCAGCAGTAGCAGTTGCACGCTTAATCATGTCTGCAACTCTTAATCTTCGGTTAAGTTCAGCTTCAGTATTATCAATAAATATATCTATTTCAGAAGTTAGATCTGATCTGTTTAAATAATTAGCTATGTTAGTTTTAAGCTCTGCGTATGTCATAGTTTACCTTGCCATGTTCTAAAGACTTTATTATCAGAATGATTTAACCACTTTCTCCATTGCTTCATATCGTTAGCCCAGCCTTCTCTACAGGCTCTTTGGTACACCACTAAAGGTACTTCTGCGACATGGCGTAAATCTTTACCTGGCTTGTTCTCTGCTAATGCTTTGCAATGTTCTATAACAGGAGCAACATCTTGGGTGGTGTGATAAATAACTTTATTATCTTCCGTAGCAAATTCATTGGTAAAACCAGTCTTGTGATCAATAATTGTTCGTCTTGCCATATTGTTAATAATTTTATCATTGACTAAGGCTTTTAGGGAAATAACTTTATAGATAAATAAAATGACATTGTGTCACTTTTATTGTTTGAATAAAAAAATGGGAGTCAATGCAAATGCACCAACTCCCATCCGTCCCAGATAATTAGGATGTGCTTAAGTCTGCTACAACACCATGAGCAGCTTCGTTGGACACTTCTAGTCCATACTCAACTACGATCATTTTTGTTTGTGCATCTCCAATAGTAGCGATATCTACTGTTTGGAAATTTCTTAAGTAAGCAACTTTAGCAAATTCAGGATCAACTAAAAGAAGCGATCTTTCTCTTGATCTGTTTGATGGAACTATTTTAAGTTCACCAAAGTCAGATGAATAGATAGATACTGAAGCCTCTACAGTATTTTGATCCACAAATTGTCTAGCTTGTGATCTACCTGTGAAACCACTAATAACTTGTTTGTTATGTGGGCCACAAATAG